GCTGATCGATCGCCTGCGTGGCGTGTTTATCGAGAACCGCGACGCGCTGCTCTGCATGCAGGAGCACGACGGCCCTGACACGCTGCACTACGTCGATCCGCCCTACGTTCACGCCACGCGCGGATTCTCCTGCGGCGGGACCAAGGGCGGTGGGTCGCACCGCGGGTACCGCTTTGAGATGAGCGACGACGACCACCGCGTCATGGCGGCGGTGCTCCGGTCCCTGAGCGGATATGTGGTTCTCTCGGGGTACGCACACCCCCTCTACGACGAGGAGTTGTTCGCCGATTGGCATCGGGTCGAGCGAAAGCACGTCGCGGATGGAGCGCGGGCGCGAACCGAAGTCTTGTGGCTGAACCCCCGCTGCGCGACCGCGCTCGACTCGCGCGCTCCGTCGCTTCCGCTCGGCGGTGCCGCGTGGAGCGCCCCGGCGTGATCGCCCGCAAGCCGTTCCGCGCCAAGCCGGGCTCGGGCTCGCTCTCCCGCTCTGGGCGCCCGACGCGGCAGGTGTCGATGAAGAAGCGGAATCCGAAACGGCGCGTGTCGGAATGGGCGCGCGCGTATGGGTCTGCGGAACGCGTGGCGTGGGTGCGCTCGCTGCCGTGCCTCGTGTGCGGCCCGCTCAGCTTCGGCGCCTCACAGAACGCGCACGTCGGCACCGGCGGCGTGTCACGCAAGGCAGACGCGCGCAATGTCGTCCCGCTCTGCGCCCCCCATCATCGCTCGTTGCACACCCGCGGCGTGCGGTCGTTCGAGGATCGCTACGGGATCAACCTAGAAACCGCAGCCGAGCGCATCAACGCGCTGTGGCTCGCGCGTTCCACCCCCAGCACGGCAGGAGCCAGCAAGAATGAGTGAGCGCAAGATCGTGCGATTCCATGTTGTGACGAACCAGTTCCGGAGCGACGGGGACTTGTGGGAGCCGTTTCAGGAAGATCGTCTCTACGCGCTTGCCGACGACGGCACCATGTGGACGCGGAGCATTGTGCGTCACGAACGCATGGCAGAGAGCGAAACGCGGGTGGGAACGTGGGTCGCGGTATCCGCGCTCCCGCAACCCGAGCCGGAAACGGAGGACGACGACGACCTATGGGAACTAGCCGATGACCGCGCTCAGATAGACGAGCAGCTCGCGGCGTCTCGGGTCGCTGGGGTGTCTCCGGGGAGCCCGACGTGAGCGTTTACGTGGACGACATGAAGCGCCGTTATGGCCGGATGTTCATGTGCCATATGATCGCCGATTCGACGGCCGAGTTGCATGCGATGGCGGACCGAATCGGCGTTGCGCGCCGCTGGCTACAAAAGGCCGGTACGCCCCGCGAGCACTACGACGTGTGCTTGGCCATGCGCGCGGTGGCCATTGAGTACGGAGCGATCCCAATCACGCAGCGCGAGCTCGCGGTAAAGACCCGCGCACGCCGCCCGTTGTCACCCCCTATCGAGGCACCGAACGACCGATGAGTTGCGCTGATACCTGCATCTCCATGGAGCCCGACGGCTCCGCAGAGTTCTATAGCGAAGCCACGCGAAAGGCGCGCAAGCCGTACCGCTGCTGCGAGTGCCGGCGCGATATCGCCATTGGCGACCTGTACGTCTCCGCGAGCGGTAAGTGGGAAGGCGATTTCTTCACCGAGCGCACGTGCGTTGAGTGTGACGAAATCCGCTCGGCGCTCTGCTGCGGCTGGGTTTTCGGCCAGCTCTGGGAGTCGATCCGAGACCAGGTATTCCCATACTGGAACGAAATGACCGCCATCGACTGCCTCGCAAAGCTCAAGACCGACGCCGCCATCGCGAAGATGCGAGCCGAGTACGCCCGATATCGCGAAGGCTTTGACTTTTGACCGCCCCGTTGTCACCCCCTATCGAGGCACCGAACGACCGTGGATGAAAACGACGAATTAGAACTCGCGATCGGCTTCGCTGCCGAGGCTCACTTCGGCCAGCGAGACAAGCAGGGTGCGCCCTACATCCTGCACGTGCTCCGGGTAGCGCTGTCGCTGCCGGACCGTGACGCGCAGATCGTCGGCGCGCTGCACGATGTGGTCGAGGACACTGGCAACGACCTCGACGACCTGCGCGACGCAGGATTCAGCGAGTACCTCGTCAGGGCTGTGGACACCCTCACGCACCGCAAGGACGAGGGCGAGTCCTACGAGAACTACATCGAGCGTGTTGCTCAGAGTCCACTCGCCTCGCGCGTGAAGCTCGCCGACCTCCGCGACAACCTCGCGCGCGTTTCTGACCTCGTGCCGAACGCGCGAGCGCACCTGGAACCGCGCTATAACGCCGCGTTACTGAAGCTCGCCAGTTCGCAGCTTCGCCCCGCGCCCCTTCCTGTGTTGGAGGCACCGAACGACCGATGAGCCATAACACCGAAGCACCGAGACACGAATCCGAGATGTTGGCGGTGGCCGTGGAAGCCTACCTCGCGCATCGCTACCCCGAGCGCACGCTGTTCCACATCTGCCGGGGCGACGTGCAGGAGCACGACAGCCAGCTCGCGCGCACGCTGCTCAACTGGCGCGATGCGGCAGGCTACCCGCTGCCGGACATCATCGGCACTCGCCGCTGCGCCGACTGCAAGGAGATCATGGACGACGCGCCGAGTGCGTGCGAAGACGAGGACGTATGCGCGAAGTGCGCCGGGGCCGCCCATGTCGCCTGATCCATCCGCTCCCGCCGTGCTGGATGTCCCGCGACTCGTGGACATGTGCGAGCACGAGGCGCGTGCGTGTCGGACCAGGGCGAATGCCTGCCGCAACTCGGAAGGCGAGCCAGCCGAATCCCTCGCCTGCGCCGCGAAGTGCGAATCAGACGCACTCGCATGGGACGCCCTCGCCGCCGCGTTGCCCGCCCTGGTAGAAGCCGGGGCGCTGCTGGACCGCACGCAAGAGTGGCTTGACGAGCACCCGCTGTTCGCCGTGATCCTCGATGCGCCGACGCAGGAGGAAGCGAATCTGCCGTATCTCGCGGTCGGCTTCCGCGCCGACACCGACGAGATGTTCAGCGCTCGCGGTGGCCACTCACTCAGAGAAGCTCTGGCCGCGCTGCTCCCCGCCGCTCCGGCGCTCCGAGAGGAGGCCAGCCGTGAGTGAGCCAGTGTGGTTCGAGCCGATCAGAATGACGCGTCCGGCGGTGTTTGAGTGGCAGGGCCGCCAGTGCGCGCTCGATCTCGACACCAAGACCATGAATTGTCCGCGCTGCGGGCTGCGGATTTTCCTAAATCACACTGTTTCGCAGGACACCAGCGGCGCGCTGAATGTCTCGCCGTCCATCGTCTGTCCACCGGCGCATGGCGGGTGCTCGTGGCACGTCACGATCTCAAACGGGAGGGCCGCGTGAATGACGGCTGGCGTGTCGACAGTTTCGCGGCGCTCGATGGGCTGTCGAACAAAGAACAGCGCGACCCGGAAGCTGTACTCGCAATCCTCCGTCGTGCGAAGCGCTTCTCTGTGTGGGATATGGAGAGTCGCGCATTACGCAACACCGTTCGTGATCTCCAAGGCGCCGGGCGCATCACGACCGATTCGACCGTGCCGTATCCGTGGGTCGGAGTGACCGTCAACGATTCGCCCACCCCTCACCAGGAGCCACAGTGAGCACCATGAAACAGTTCCGAAAGAAGCCGGTCGTGATCGATGCCGTGCAGATAGCCGACTCCACGTTCGACGCGCCGCACCCGAACGAGGAGCACATCCCCGGCATCCTGTATGACACGGCCGCCCGTTGCGCGTACATCGAGACACTTGAGGGACGCATGCGCGCCGACCTGGGCGACTGGATCATTCGCGGCGTGAAGGGCGAGTACTACCCGTGCAAGCCCGGCATCTTCGCGGCCACTTACGAGCCGGTGGAATCGTGAGCACCCCTGACCCGACCCCCTTCGCCGCCGCCCTCTCGCCCGAGCGCCGCAAGACTGCGGTCGTGGAACTGGAGCCCTTCTGCCAGACGTGCGACGGTAACGGTTCGAGCGAGAAGCCCTTTGACCGCAACTGCCCCGCCGAGTGGGCGCACAAGTACGTCAACTCGTCACGCTGGAGTCGCTATGTCTGACTCATCGGCCCTCTCGCCCGAGCGGATCGCGGAGATACACCACCTCATCGAACGCATGCGTCCGATTCGCCATGGCATGTGTCGGGCGCTCGGCCCGTGCGCGGAGTGTGGGAAGCAGATGCCGTGCTTCGACGCGGCATTGTGCGATCGGTGTGTGCGCGGCATGGCGATGGACGCCGTCCTCGCACTCGATGAATTCTCGACCGACCGGGAGCGCTTGGAGCGGCGCGTCGCGGAGCTGACGGAGCTGACGCGGATCGAGGCAAGCGGGGGCTTCCGCCCGGCGCGTGTCGCGTGCCCGAACTGCGGCGGCAACGGCTCAGAGTTCAAGCCCTTCGACGGTTTCTGCCCGTCAGGCTGGGCGCATCACCTCATCCGCAAACCCACGCGCGCCACCCCGGAGCCCTCCAATGGCTGACACTCGACTCGCGGCAGGTATCGAGGCGGTCGCGGCGCTCTGCCTCATGCTGTGGGGCGTCGGCGCATGGCGTCGGCGGCACCCCGAAGATCCAGGGGAATGGGTAGCTGTCTGCTACGAGTGGGAATGCACCGAGACGCTCCCGAGCGGCTACAAGCGTTGGCGGCTCGTCGAGCTCCAGCAGAACGTCTTGGCCGAGAGTGAATTCCGCACCAACAAGGTCCGCCGTGGCGACACAGACTATCCGACGATTTCGCGGTTGTGCAACCGCAAACCGTCTGAGGTCTCGGACCACTACCGACTGAGGATTGCCCGTGGCTGACCCTCTCCAGACCCCAGAAGGCGGAACGACGGACCGCTACGATATCTGCGCTCAGTGCTTCCATCCGCGCTGGTGTCACGAGACGAGCGATCGCCGTAAATGTGTCGCGCCGGTCCGCGAACGGTACGAGGTAGTGCTGTGCGGCTGCGCCGCGTTCATCGCGGCCGAGCCGCCCGCTCCCGCCTCCACCGGGGAGCCGACAGCCCCGACCGAGCCGATCTCCCATGACCTGAAGGCGTGGCCGGAATACTTCGAGGCGTTACTGAGCGGGGAAAAGACCTTCGAGTTTCGGAAGGATGACCGCGAGCCTCGCTTTGCGGTCGGTGACGCCCTCGTGTTGCATGAGTACGTCCCGCCATATCGCGTCGAGACCGAACAGGAATGGTCGAAGCGGGTCGCCGGGGACTATACCGGCCGCGAAGTCGTTCGCCGGGTCACCTACGTCGCGCGCGGCGGGCTGATTCCAGAGGGCTACTGCGTCATGGCGATTGTGCCGTTGGCCCCCGACCCACGAGACGCGGAGATCGCCCGACTCAACGACGATTGCGCTGATCTACGCGAAGAACTCGACTCAGAGCTGGCGCGAAGTTCGTCGATGGCGAGCGCGAAGGACTTCAAGATCAACGAGTTGTCCGCCGAGATCGCCCGTCTCCGGGCAGAGGTAGAACGGTTGCGGGAAGCGCTGGAGGAAATCGCCGAACGCACCAGCTACGGCATTGACGACCACCAGGCGTTCGGTGAGGCGCTGTCGCGAGCGCGCCTCGCCATCGCCGCCACCCCCTCACCAGCCGGAGACGCCCGTGGATCCTGAACGGAAGAAGACTTGTCCGGAGTGCCACGGCACCTGCACTCCGTACAGCGTCGCGTGGCCAAATGGCGCCCGGTCTATCACGGTTGGGTCGACCATCGTTTGCGTGAGGTGCGGCGGGTTCGGCGCGATCAGCGTCGGGCGGCCGGCGACTACGGATTGAACGCGGCTTGGATCTCGTCCGCGAGTTCGGGATGTTGCGCCAGCACCCACGCGAGGCGCACCACGGGCGGCCAGCACGGCTCCCCAGCCAGCCAGCCCCGGAACGAGCGGTCGTTCACGCCCAGCACGTCCACGGCGAGGCGGACCTGTGAGCGGTCCGTGGCGCCCAGCGCGGCTTTGAGCACGGCACGGGCCTCGGGCATCCCCGCGCGGCGGGGAACAGTGGCCATCGGACTACTCCGCGGCGAGGCCGGCGCGATTCGCGAACGCCTCGGCGTCCGCCACGGAATCGAACGTCGCGTACTGGTTCCCGTCCGTCGGCTGGCCGTCCTCGCGCACCAGCGCAATCTCGGCACCGCCGCCGTACTCGACCTGCCGGAAAAACACCCGCGCGCCCGCCTCGATCGTGCCGTTCGAGTGGTCGCTGTTCCGCACGTCACGGCTCGCGACGAACACCTGGCTCTCACCGCTCGCGTCGAACTGAATCGTCTGCGCCATATCCGTACCCTCCGTTCGGGGCGGGCTCTATTGCCCAGCCGCGTGAACAGGAATATAGGCGGGATATTCCTAGGTGTCAAGGGCCTAGTTCTAGAGGGGTCCCGCTGTCGCTCTCGCGCCCAGAGGGACGCCGCCAATGGGTAAGGTCATTCAAGTGATCTTCACGGACTGCCTGCGCGGAAGCGGTGTTGAGGGCAACCCGTTCCGCAACATCGTCCAGTACTGGTCGCTCGACGGGGAGTTGCTCGCGGAGCGAGACCAGTGGCAGGAGGACGAGGACCGCAAACGCCGAGACGGCGCCCCGCGGGCCGCTCGCGGAGACGCCTCCCGTGGCTAGCCCGAGCCCCCTGCTATTCGTCGTCCCGATGCCGCCCAACGTCACGAACCGTGGCGCGCGCGCCTCCAATAACTGGCGTCAAGTCTACTGCGACAAGAAAGCGTACTGCGCCTCGCTCGACCTGATCGCGACCTGCCGTCGCTTCGCCACCAACAGCGGCATCGCGTACACCATCCCGCCCGTGCCATCCGCCCCGTTCGACCGCGCGACGATCCACTCCACGATGTACCTCGGCAACGCCATGGACGATGACAACGCCATGGCGCGACACAAGCACGTGCTGGATTGGATTCGCCGCGCCGGCTACCTCGTGGACGACAAGAAGAAACACCTCCGCTGGCTCGACCTGCCCCAGCAAGTCGTGAAGCGCGGCCAGACCTACCGGATCGAGCTGATTCTGACCCCGGAATTGTCCGGGCGGCCCCGCTGTGCGGTGGACGTCCGACCCCTCAACACGCCATGACGCCCCTCTCCGCTCGAGAGCGCGACGTTGCGCAACTCGTCGCCGCGGGCCTGACGAACAAGCGGCTCGCGGCCCGACTCGGGCTCTCGGTGTCTCGCGTCGAGGGAATCGTGAACGCCATCGCGGCCAAGTGGCGGCTAGATCGGTCGATGAACCTCCGCGTGCAGATCGCCAACCGAATGCGCGAGGTCGCATAGGGGTTTTCCACGCATTGGCGGACTCAGGGCTTGACAGCATCATAGGTCAGATTCGCGAGTAGTGGGTCTTACTTCCCTCCTTCCCACCCGCCGCTGACCGCTCCCGCCGTAGTGCCTCTGCCCCCGCTCCACGCAGAAGGCGAGCTCGACTGTCCGTATTGCGCGCTCCCGGCCTCGCAGGGCCTTTGTCGTCGTGAGGACTGCCGCCGGCAAGTGCTCCCGCAAGAAGCCAAGCCATTCGGCCTGCTCCGGCTGATTGGCGAAGCGCATGTCGAGCAGACGAAGCGCCAGGAACCCGAGCCGTCCGAGCGCCGCGCCATTGAGAAGATCAAGCGTCGGCGTGCGAACCGCATCGCGCGCTCGCAGCGCCGCGGCTACTTCGGACTCGCCAAGGCCATCATGGACCACAAGGACGTTCAGTAGCGTGGCCAAGAAGAAGCCGGCGAAGTCCCGAGCGAAGGGTGGTCGTCCGTCGCTCTACAAAGACGAATTCGCGACACAAGCGCACCGCCTCTGCCTCTTGGGCGCTACTGACGTGCAAGTGGCTGAATTCTTTGGGGTTAGCATCTCGACTGTGGATAAATGGAAACAGTCGAAGCCCGTGTTTTTACAGGCGATAAAAGATGGCAAGGAGCAGGCGGACGCACAGGTAGCTCATAGCCTTTACCGCCGAGCGCTGGGCTACTCCCACAAGGCCGTCAAGATCCTGACCGTGCCGCGCGGCGGCAATCAGGGATCGGATATCGAAGAGGTCCCGTACATCGAGCGGTACCCGCCCGATACGACCGCCGCAATCTTCTGGCTCAAGAACCGTCGCCCCGACGAGTGGCGCGACCGCCAGCAGCATGAGTTGACCGGCAAAGATGGCGGCCCGATCGAGCATCGCGGCTCCATTACGTGGGGCACGACGGAGATCCCGCTCTGATGGGGTTCGTCGCGTTGCCAGTGCAGGAACGGTTGTTCGAGACCGTCCGATCCGGGGAGCGCCGCATCGTCGGCTTTGGCGGCGGCATCCGTGGCACCAAGACGTGGGGCTCGCTGGCGTTGCTCGCGACGCTGTGCCGCATTTTCCCGCGGTCGCGCTGGGCCGTCGTCCGCAAGGACCTGCCGACGCTCAAGCGCAACACGTTCCCAAGCTTCGAGAAGTTGCGCGAGCAGCTGGGCGGCTTCATCGGGCCCATCAACCAGGCCGATAGCTGGACGGCAACCTGCGCCAACGGCTCGCAGATCATCTTCTTCCCGGAATCACTTGATATCGACCCCGACCTATCTCGCTGGAAGGGGCTTGAGGTCAACGGGTTCTTGCTCGAGGAATCGGACGAGCTCGCGGAGCGGAGCTACCACAAGGCCATCGAGCGGGCCGGCGCGTGGATCGTCCCGGACGGGCGCCAGCCGCCCCCGTATGTGATCTGCACGTTCAACCCGTGCGCGAACTGGCCCAAGCGGGTGTTCTACGAGCCGTGGAAGAACGGGACGATAGCGGCGCCGTTCGCGTTCGTGCCGGCGACGGCGGCGGACAACCCCTACGTGTCCGAGCAGCAGCGCCAAGCCTGGCGGTCGATGCCGGAGCAGGAATACCGCCGCTTCGTTGAAGGCGACTGGAATGTCCTGACGGGTCGCTACTACGGGGAACTCGACGGGTCGGTCCATATCATCAAGCCGGATCGCATTCCAAACCCGCCTCCGCTCTGGTGGCCGGCGTTCGGTTCCTATGATTGGGGTTACGCGCACTGGATGACGTTCGGGCTCTGGGTGAAGGACCCCAACTCGGCGTCAATCCTCGTGGATACGCTGTGGCTCCGGCGTCACCAGGACCCCGACCAGGCGCGCGAGATCGTGCGTTTCGCGGCCGATCGCAACCTGTCGCATGCACTCAGCGCCGTGTTTGCTGGCCGGGACGCGTTCAACCGCGTGACCGCGCACGGTGCGTCGGGCGAGTCCACTGCCGACGTATTTGCGAAGCACGGCATCTACTTGGGCCGCGCGGACGACGACAAGGTGAACGGCGGGCGCGCGGTGCGCCGGGCGCTCGCCATCCAGACCGCCGAGGATGGCACCAAGACGGCCGGCGCGTACCTCTGCGATACGCCAGGCAACCGCCGCGTCTACGACCAACTCGCCGAGATCATGCCGGACGAGAACGATGTGAACAAGCCCGCCAAGGTCGATGCGGACGCGGAAGGCCGCGGCGGCGACGACGGGGCAGACATGTTCCGCAACGGGCTCTCGCACAGTGGCATGGAGCCGATCCCGCCCGCTCCGCGCACCGACCCGTGGAACGCCGAGCGCGACGTGAACCAGTGGCAGACCTACGTGCAGCAGGACGAGACCGAGACCGTGGGCGGCTTCGCCCGCAGCTGGTAGGCGTTCGACAATCCTATGGAGATCCGCTGATGGCTCGACAGATGGTAGGACAGCGCAAAGGCGCGGCACCGAAACCCGGCGTGGTTGTCGCGATCCAGGCCGGCAAGCCGGGCGGGCCGAGTGGCGACAGTGACGACGCGCTGGCTGATATCGACACCTGCCCTAACTGCGGCTGTGAGTTCGACGACGACTCGGGCAAGATCGTGAAGCCGGGCGCCAAGGTCGTGGGCGGCCCGAAAGACTACGAGGGCGCGGACCTCGACGTGGGCGATTCCGCCGAACCCACGCCCGGTAAGCTCGGCACCGCGCACGACGCCGCGCTGGGCGACCAGGTGATGGGCAACCTGCTGGCGAACCTCAAAGGGGGTATCCGATGAGCGTCGTGCATAGCCGCGAAGAGCGCACCTACGGCGCCGTCACGGGCTGGCAGGAGCGGATCCGCGGCACCTGTGTTTCACTAGGCGCGACAGCGCCGACGCTCAACGACGTGTCGGGCAGCGCGGTCGCGTCGATGGTGGATCTCGTGGGCCGGACGCTCGCAGCGGGGACGTACTACTTCTTCCTCGCGTGCTCGGGTGCGGCAGCGGTTGACGTGACGCTCCGGGCGTCCGCCAACGCCACGAACATCGACGCGACGAACACGAAGGTGTACCGGACGTTGTCGGACAACGTGACCGAGAAGATGAACGCCACGGGGTCCAGCTCGGCCGTCACGTTCGCGACGTTCGCCAACGGGACGCAGCAGACCGCGAGTATCACGACGCTCCGCGGCGAGCGCGGGGCGCTGCTCAAGCTGGTCACGACCGGATCGGTCACGATCGACCAAGCGGACTACTCGGCGCTCTGATGGCCTTGCTGCTCAAGCGGCGCCGGGCGACGGCGCTGTCTCGGTTGCGTGGCGCGTTCGGCGATGCCGCGTTGGCGCAAGTCAACATCGGCAGCATCGGCGTCACGTCCGGCTCCGGCACCGCCTCCGCGTGGGCCGATGCCCGAGGCGCAGGGTTTGGCTCCGCGTGGACGTTCACCGGGACCGCACAGCCGCAGTATGTCCAAAACGCGCAAGGGATCTGGGTGCTGCGGTCGGATGGCGTCAACGATACGTCGAATCACAACGCCGGACTCGCCTCAGCGTTGCAAAACGTCGGGGCCGGGTTCGTGTTCGTGGTGGCGGCGACGAATACCCGGGCGACGAACGGCACCCTGGTGCAGTTCTCGAACGCAACGTCGGCGACCGGGACGCGGTTGCTCGCGCTCCGAGACAACTCCGCCGGGACGATCGGCGGGTTTGCAACTCGCCTCGATACGGACACCTCCATTCACGTCAATGGCGGGACGTCCGACGCCGTGCTCCGCGACGATCTGGTCGTGGCGGATTGGACGGGCAACAAGCTCCACGTCTATCAAGCGGGCGTTGAAGTGGCCGGCTCGCCTGCGACGCCGTTCAGTTCGGGGGCCGGTAGCACGTCGAACACCGCGAGCCAGTCGGTCCGCCTGTTCTCGGTGGGTGGCACCACCCAGTTCGCGGCGGTCGATATAGCGGCTGTCGTCGTGGGTCTCGTCGTACCCAACGCGGCGCAGCTCGCCGCCTTGCACACCTTCGCGATTGCGATGGGAGCGGCGGCATGAGCGACCCGACGATGCTCTTGGTGCTCGGACCGGCGGCGCAACGGTCCGCGATTGAAGCGGTCGCGATCCCCGGCGGATGGGGAGCGCCGGCGCTGTCGGCGAACGGCTTGTGCGCGTGGGGCGTGCCGGCAACGACGCTCGACGACGCGACCCAAGCCACGCTCCGCGCGATCACCGGCGTGACCGTGGAACCGCTCGCGGACAACTGGAAGGCGACGGCAGGCTGGATCGATCCGGTGACGGAGCTCTGATGGAATCGCACGAGCGGCTGTCGATGCTGGTCCAGACCATGTCGCACACCCACGACGCCAAACAGTGGGAGCGCTGCGTCGAAATCGGAGATGCCTGGCTCCGCGAAGAGAACGGCCGAATGCCGGCCCTCGTCTGTATCTGGTACGCGCAAAGCCTGATGGGTGTCGGGCGCTTCGATGACGCCGTGCCGTGGGCCAAAGTCGCGGCGGAAGCCATCACCCCCGAAACGACCGAGGAAGCGATCGGCCTCTGTGCGGCCCGCTCGACGTATGCCCAAGCCTTGGCCCGCGTCGGCAAGTTCGCCGCGAGCAAGCGCGTGCTGAAGCAGATGGTCGAAACGCCGATCCAACATCCCGAGACGCTAGAGAAGCAGGGCCATATCCTGCTCGCCATCAGCGACCGCTGGCGGGACGCGTGGGCGATGCACGAACACCGCGCGTCGAACGCCGCGTTACCCGATGGACTGGCGCGCTGGGATGGTGTCACGCAACAGCGCGTCGGTGTCCTGCACGAGCAGGGCATCGGGGACGCGGTGCTCTTCGCGCGCTGGTTGCCGTATGTGGCTGAACGGACCGGCCATCCCGTGACGTGGTTTGGCCCCGAGAAGGTGCTGGGCCGCTGGATGGCGGACCTGCCGGGCGTCGTCGTCGGAGACCGCACCGTCGATCCCAAGACGCTGGTAGACGCGGCCTGCTTCGCGATGAGCCTTCCGCACCTGATCGGGTGCGACCGCTCCAAGTTCGTGCCAGCACCCGTGGCGCCCGCGAAGTTGCTCCAGCATCGCGCCCATCATCGCATCAGCCGCGAGTCCATCAAGGTCGGCGTCTGCTGGCAGGGCTCGAAGGACGGCTGGCACGACTTCGAGCGCAGCTTCCGGCCGGTGGACTTCGCGCCCATCGTGGACGAGCTCGCGGGCGTGGAATTCGTCAATCTCACCCACGATGCCGACGTGCCGCTTGATGCGCCGTTCGCGCCGCGCGTGTTCACCGATATCGCGGACACCGCCGAAGTCCTGCTGTCGCTCGACCTGGTTGTCACCGTGGATACGAGCGTCGCACACATCGCGGGCTCGCTCGGCATCCCGACGCTCGTGATCGCCCCCACCGTGCCGGACTGGCGCTATGCCTGGCCCAAGGGCGTGCGCGAGCCGGGCTCGTCGCCGTTCTATCCCAGCGTGACGGTGCTGCGTCGTCCGCGCGCCGATGATCTGTCGGTGATCGCGGCGGCGCGGTGGCATGTCGAAGCCTATGCGAAGGCGCTCAAACGGAGGGTCGCGTGATTCCTGCTGACACGCTACGTTGCCCTGGCGCGGTGTATCAAGGCGGCACGGGCGACTGCGATGAGACAGACGCGGGGTTCTGGTACGATCTCCGCAGCAAGGACCGAGGGATTGGTAAACCGGGTTCGATTCCCGGCGATGCTCGCAAGAGCGGGTGGGCCTCGGCGTCCCTTTATTGTGGGGCCGGTACGACAACCCGGCAACCGCGCCGCTCGTGACCGCCTTCGGCCTCGTCGCCTCCCTCGCATGGACCGCTACGGCGGTCCTTTTTGTTGCCCGCCTGTCCGCGTTCGCGCACCGCTGGCTCTCCATGGTCGAGAAGCGCAGCGCATCGAAGCAGCCGGAGCCGCCGGTCGAGATCCCCAACGACCTGACCGCGCTGGCGTTGAGCGAAACAGAGAAATGGGCGCAGGATTCCGTGCTCGAAGCGATTCGCGAGCGCTACGCTGCGCTCCACGACTGGAATAAGGTGCGCGCCGCGATGGGCATTGGAGCGATCGACACATGACGGCCCCGCCGATGCAAGGCTCGCCGTTCGGTCCCGATGTGATCGTCCCGCCCGAGCCGCAAGGCGTCTACGACCCGCAGTCCAACGCCGGACCCGCCGGCACGCAGCCGCCCATGACGGACCCGGTGATCGGGGCCATTCAGGCAACGATGCGTGAGACGTTGCCGCCGATGCACCAGGACGCGGCGCCCTCGGAAGCGAACAGCATCGTCGCGCCGAACCCGCCCGACCAACTCGCGGACATCCCGAAAGACGAGCAGAAGAAGCTTTTGGCGGCGGCCCTCTACGGCTCCGACTTCCCCGCCATCGAAGAGGACCCGCAGCCCGAGGATTGGGCCTCGTGGGTTCGGGGGCGCTGGGACGCGCATCGCTCCGCCGTCGAAAAGCATCTCTGGCTCACCGAACGCAATCGCCTGTTCCGGTCGGGGGTCCAGTGGATCAGCTCGAGCGCACGCGGTCGAGGGCCGTGGCGCGAGCCGCAGAAGCCTGTGGACTCGACGCGCGCCGTCTACAATATGATCGACAAGGCGCTCGATCAGCGTTTGCAGATCGCGAACGATCAGCGGCCAGGGTTCCACGTCGAGCCCACGACCTACGACCCCGAGGACAAGCGGAAGGCCGAGGCGCGGCAGTTGGGCCTCGAATACCAGTACGATCAGCAGGACATGGACGAACATCGGCAGGTGGCCGACTTCTGGTCACAGACCGATGGCGTCGCATTCTGGCAGACGTTCTGGGACCCCGACGCCGGCCCGTGGGACGAGCGCATGGGCAATGCGCCGGACGAGAAGAAACCGCTGGGCGATCTGAGAACGCGGACACTGCGAGTCGAGCAGGTCCGCGTTTCTGCAAATGCGAGCCGCACCGACGCGCCCTACTACGTGATCATCCGCGAAGTGATCCCCGCGACGGAAGCCGCCTACCGGCACGGCATCGCGGGCGTTAACCCGACCGCCTCGACCAACCCCGGCATCGGCACCACGCAATCGGGCGCCGACACCGGCATGAACCGCTGGGTGCTGGATCAGACGACCGTGGGCGAGGGCGAACGGCTCAACAACCAGGACACCGTTGAGCGGTTCACGATCTACGTCGAGCGCCAGCCGGACGTGCTGCCCGATGGGCTCGAAATGATCATCATCGGCGACGCGGTGGTATGGGGACCGGGCCCGTTGCTCTTCAAGATGATCCCGGTCGTGGACGTGCGGGACGGCTCGACCGACCCCAGCTACTACCCGCGCCCCGTCATGGAGCAGTGGGTCGATACGCAGATGCGCATCAACGCGCTCATCTCATCGATCTATGACTGCCTGCGCGCGAACAAGGGCGGCCGGTTCATCAGCCGGCCCGGTGCGGTCGTGCAGGAGACGTTCGTGGGCGGCGGCACGAGCGTCATCGAAGTGAACGGCGCCATCGGGTCACTGGACGACGTGATCAAGCCAGTTCAAGGCTTCTCTATCGGCGACGACACGAAAAACGCGCTGGAGCTGGAGATCAAAGCCTTCGAGAACGCCAGCGGCTACAACGATCAGAGCCGCGGCCAGATCTCGGGCGATGCGTCCGGGCGCGCCATTCTTGCCGCGCGGGAACAGCTCGAGCGGGTCTTTGCGCCGGGCGTGAAAGCCAAGGCACGCGCGTTCACCAAGTGGGCGAAGATCCAGATCGCCGGCATGGCATTCGGCTATGACGTGCCCCGCGACTTAGGTCCGGTCGGCAACGACCGCCCCGATCTCGCGCGGCAGTTGAGCCGCGAAGCCTTCGATGGGCCGGCGGATGTGAAGTGCGAAGAGGAAACGCTGATGCCGATGCCGCGCGTCTATCGGCAGTTCCTCCTCGACAACCTGCTCGACCGCGGCCTCATCACGCCCCAGCAGTACATGCGGCGCCAGTCGTCCGCGATGATCGGGGACTTGGACACGCCGGATGAGGACCAGCACGCCCGCGCGATGCGGATCGCGGAAGCCATTCGCCTCCGCCAGCCTGTGCCGGAAATGCGCTGGCAGGACAATGAGGCGATCCACCAAGACGTGCTCGAGCGCGAGATCATCCTCCAGGACGACTTGCAGCCCGACATCATCGCGGCCGCGCAGCAGCGCTGGAGCGATCTCGCGAACCAAGCGACAGCCAAGCAAGGCGGTGGGCCGCCGCCGATGCTCGCCGCACCGTCCGGCGGTTCAGGCCCCGGACTTTCGGCCCCGTCACCCCAAACTCAGCCCCTAGCGACGGGCAGCCCGTCTGCCGGATCAGCTCCCCCGCTCGGCGGCCCGATGGCCCCCGGCATGGGCGCGACCCAGCAGCAGGACGCCGCGCAGCAATTCGAGGGCGTGAGTCCACAGTAAACGGATCACCAGACTATGCCTGCCCCTGTGCAACAGCCCGAAGTCGCAACCGCTCCCGTGACCCAAGAAGGCACCTACGGCGTCGAGGACGCCATTGCGTCCATCACCCGTGATGCCGTCTCGCAGACGATCGCGGAGCGCGAACCCGCTGCCGAGACGCCAACCCGCGACGCCAACGGCCGCTTCGTCAAGCAGGGCGAGCCGGCGGCGGAAGCTGGCGAGCCAGCGGCGGATGAAGGAGCCGAAGCGCTTCCCGAGCAGCCCGCCCCCGCCGCGCCTCCGGCAGAAGTGCCCGTCGAAACCGGCGAGCCGGAAGCGCCGGTTGTCCTGCCCGACGGCATGGTCGCGGTCCCCACAATCAGTCGCGAGCTCGCGCACCCCTTCAAGGTGCTCGATGCCGAAGGCGAGATCGAAGCGCCGGATCTCCTGATCGAATTCACCGCCAACGGCAAGGCGCGGAAGGAACCGCTCGACAAGGTCGTGAAACTCGCCTCGGTGGGCGTCTACAACCACGAGCGCGAGCAATCGATCCAGACCGCGCGCACGGAAGCACAGCAGGCGCAGGCGCAGCTCCAGCAGGTCGCGGCCTACGCCAAGCAGCTCGAGCAGGAGCGCGAAGCCCTGCTCTCGAACGACGAGCAGTATCTGACGGCCCGTGCACAGTACGAACAGCAGCACACGCCCGAAGCGCGGCTCGCGCGGGCGCAGCAGGAGTTGGAGCAGCAAGCGATGCGACAGGGGTTCACCACCGCCGCCACCCAAGGCCAGCAGTTCTACGCGACCGAACTGGAGCCGGCGGTACAGACGATCACGAAGGCGCTGCCAACCGTGAGCGTGGACGAGATCGGAGCGAAGCTGCTCCTCGTCTCGGACCGCTACAAGGTGCATACGCCGTTCGGCACGATCATCAACCCCGACGCCTACGGCGCGATCCGCCAGGCCATCGTGAACGAAATCGTCCCGTGGGCCCAGCAGCTCCACGAGGCGCGCGACACCGAGCGCCGCACCAGCGCGACCCAGACCCAAGCCGAGCAGCAAGCCTTGAAGAAGGCCGCCGCGGACGCGAAGGCCGAGGCGCAGAAGGCGCGGAACCTCGGGACCAAAGCCGCCAAACCGGGCGCGGGACGGCCCGGCACGAACGCCCCCACGCCGAAACCCATCAAGACCGTGGACGACGCCGAGCAGGCGGCGCTCGCGGAAACGATGGCCGCGATGGGGTTCGCCAAAGCCAGTTAGCGAACACTCAATCCCACTTCCCACTGAACACGACCGCGGCGCCCTCTGGGCGCCGTTCGCGTTTCTAGGAGTCTCATCATGCCCGCCCCTACCGTGATCACCGATGCGGACCTCTCGGGTCTGCTCAAGAACCTCTACAACAACTACCGCCAGAAGGTGCAGAACCTGGTAACGCCGCTCTTCGCCCAGCTCCAGACGGCGAAGGCCGGCGGTCCCAAGAACCTGCGCTGGGGCGGCAACGGCGCCTTCTGGGACGTCGTGACCGGCCGCCCGGCCGGCGGCACCATCTCGGCGTCCGGCTACTTCCCGCCCGACACGTTCGCGCAGGAGAAGCAGGCGTCGGTCGGCGTGGCCCGCGCCTACGTCACGCGCCAGATCGACGGCCTCGCATTCCTCGGCACCAAGTCCAAGGAAGCCGCGTTCGAGACAATCGCACAGAAGACCATGCAGGAAATCCGTGAGGCGTCCTCGCTCCTCATGGAAGGCGCGCTGAACGGCGCCGGCCAGGGCGTGCTGGCGACCGTCGGCACCGTGACCGATACGGTGACGATCATCGTCTCCAACCCCTACGGCGTCACGGGCGCTGGGCAGGGCTCGCTCCTGATCTCGGGCGGCGACTACATCGCCGTCCGCAACTCGACGGGCGCCACGCTCCGCGGCAAGTCCAACGTCGCGAGCATCGCGGTCTCGGGCACCAACTCCACTCTCTCGCTCACGACCTCGATCGCGGGTATGGTGGCGGCCGACATCATCGTCAAGGCGACGACCACCGACGATGCGTTCGCGGCGACGGCCGGCGTGAGCCAGATCAACGGCCTGATCAACATCACCGACCGCGGCGGCGCCTACGGCACGCTGCACGGGCTGGCCGCGTCCACGTACCCGATCTGGGATGCCGTGCAGTTGACGAGCCCCCCGGACCCCACGCAGCCGACGGAGTCGGACGTGTGGACGCTGATGCAGCGCGTGAAGGGCCTCTCGGGCAAGGACCCGTTCACCCGCCCGAACGAATTCCTGCTCATGATGACGCCGGGCATGTCGAAGGTGCTGATGGAGTCGATGGTGGGTCAGCGTCGCTTCGACTCGGCGGACTTCGCGAAGGAGATCAAGGGCGGCTACCGCGCCGTCAACATCGCGGGCATCGCGGCGTTCGAGAACTACTACTGCCCCGCGAACACGATCTACCTCCTGCACCTGCCGTCCCTCGCATGGGTGGACGCCAAGGACTGGGGCTTCGTGGAGTTCGATGGCTCGGGGCAGTGGCGGTGGATCGCCGGGCGCGATGCCTTCGAGACCACCTACGGCTACTACGGCAACCTGGCGGCCCTCGCCCGGAACGCTCACGGGTCGTACACCGGCTACACCTGCGACACGACGTTCTACTCGCACGTCGCGTAAGCGGCGGCGTTCGCTCACCCTCTCACTGAACGATCACGGCGCTCCGTCTGGAGCGCCGTGGTTGTTTGGAGACTTTTCATGCCCGCATTCACCAGCTTTTTCCGACCCGGCGCGAGCCGGTCGGGTGTGCAGCTCGTCACGGGCGCGGCGGCCATCGGCACGGGCGGTCTGGCGCTCACGCCTACCGCGACCGTCTCGGTCCATGTCGGCATCCCGCGACGGAAGTGCAAGCTGCTGTCGCTCAACCTCGTGGCGAAAACCGCCGCGGCTGGATCGGCCGCCATCACGGCGCAGACCATCCGGCGCAACAACGTCGGCACCCCGGCCGACGTGACCCTCTCGGCCGCGCAGGATCTGACGGCGACCGCGATTACGACGGCCGACAAGGCGTACAACATTCCCATCACGGCCACCGACAGTCAGACGATCTTCCAGTCGGGCGACACGTTGCGGATCGACGTGGCGGCGGCCGGCACCGTCACGACGGCCCCGCAGGTCGTGATCGTGGCGGAGTGGGCGGTGCTCGCGTAAGATGGCGAGCCCGCTGATCGTCCCGAGCTCCAGCACGTTCACGAGCGGCACGGTCGCGACCCCGGCCCCGCGTCTCATGATGAATGAGCGCGGTGGCCCGGTGCCGCCGTCCGATGTGCTGGCGCGGATCCAGGCGTACTCGCCGCAGTTGGGCCTTCGGTTCATGCCCGACTTTGACCGTTCCCGCTGGGCCTTCACGTGGGAATGGCCCGCGCATGACCGGCGCTGGGCGCGCATCCAGACGGGCG